GTAATCCCGAAGCTATCCAGCAAGCGGGCAGCAAGGTTATACGTCACCGTCTCCGACCACTCTTGCGGAACATCAATGTTCTGGTCCAGATCGGTCACATCCTCAATCACGCGGGCCGTCGTGCAGAAGATATTGGTTTCAATCGTCGGCACCGGCCACAGCGTCAGCGTCACCGTGTCACGCTTGCGGCGGAAATAGAAAATAGTTGGCTGACCCGATGCTGTCTTGTTCGGAAGGGTGATGTATTCCCCCCGCTCCCAACGGTCCAGAATGCGCTGGAATGTCGGATCAATTTCAACGCGGGCCTCTTGCACATCCAGAATGCGCGGGTCTAACGTGACCGTCGCCGTAGCAGCGGGGAAGACAATCGTTTCCTCTTCTTCGCGCCACAGGTTGCAGCCGTCAGCCTGCCAACTCTTTAGCATCCATTGGAGTTGCGTCAGCCCTTGTGCCGCATCGTCCGCAGACGGCGTTTCACCGCCACCGAGCACCGTAATCAGTGTCATGGCTTGCGTGACAAAATCCCGCGCCGTCAGTAGCTCTGAGATGCTGTTGCTGGTCGCCATCGCTACAGGTCTTCCGGGAGGACGGGGTTTTCAGGGTCAATGAACAGATTGGGGGGGCGCGGGGTAATATCGGGCAAAGGCACACCCTCTGGACCCACGTTAGGGGCCGTCAGGATAGCAGGCCGAGGGTCCCAGCAAGTATCCCTGCAAACCATAAGCCCCGTCCATTCCTTCGCGATGTCAGGACGACGCCGCTTGAACGAACAGCGCGCACAAATTGCCCAGACCCCACCGGGCAGGTAATCGGGTGCGCCGCGTGTGTCGGGACGAATAGCCATGACTTACCTTGTGATATTCCCGGCGACCCGAAAGCCGCCGGGAAATCAGTTACTTAGGCCGCGCCTTGAACGCCAAACGCCCCGCGCCAATCGCCCCATCCGGGGACGAAACGAGCGGTTGCCTTGGCCTTCAGGTTCTCGGTGTCAAAGTCGTTGTCGCGCTCAAGCTCGACTTCACGACGCCACATCGACTTCAGGCCACCCGGAACGTCCGTCTTCAGGAACCACGAATCGAGGTCCGTCAGATAGGGGTTCGAGACATAGCCGTCCTGAAGCAGGCCCATCGAACGAATGGCATTGATGTCATTGTTCGCAGTGCCGGGACGCAGGTTCGACTTCAGAATCCGCTCCGCGTTGAAGGCTTCGGTCGGATTGACCATCAGCTTCGTCGGGGCAACCGGAATGTTCAGGCCGCGCGAGTTGCGCATCTGCATCAGAACCTTGATGGCATCCTCAAGCGAGGCTTCCGACAGGTCCGCAGCAGCGGCAAGCGTGTTGGCCTGATTGCCCGAAAGCGTCGGGTGATCGGTCGAGAACAGAGCCACACCATCACCACCGGCATAAGCGCCGCCAGTGAAGCCTCGGTTGAGAATGTTCGCGTGAACAATCTCAATGGTCGTGGACATGGAGAAGGCCAGCGACGACGCGCGGGTTTCGGAGACTTCCCGATACAGGTCGTCCTCTTGCTCCTCGCGGGTCACGATGTAACCCAGACCATAAACGACATGGTACAGGGTGTTCTTGTAGCCCTGCTGATCCGAGTCGTAAGCAATCGACGCGCCTTCGGTCTTGACCGGGGCCAGACCAAAGCCAGTGGCCTCAATCAGGTATTCCCAAGCCTTGTCCGACTTTTCCTTGTCGAAGAACTGAGTGTAGAGCTTGGGATATTTCCCGTACTCCTTACCGAACCACAGCTTTACGCCGGGCCATAGCGCGTCGGGATGATTAGAGCGTGTAATCACAGCCATTGATCAAGCCCTCCCTTAAATGCCAAGGCCGCTGGCGACGCCAGCTTCGGTCGGCAGGTTGATACGAACGAGAACGTCAGCATAAGCCCCGACCTCGTTATTGATTTGCGGCTCAAGGCCGAGAATGCGCAGTTGGAACGTCGCATCCGCAGCAGGCGTGGTGCCGTCCAAAATGAAACCCGACTTCTTCGTGGCAGTCGAGCCGGAACCTGCCGTCAGGTTGGCATTGAGGCCAATCTGCGCAGCAGCGACGCCGTCCGCATCCGCCTGAATCGCGTATTCGATGTCCGGATCATCAGCGACCAGAACATACATCTCGGTTGAAGCCGGACGATAACCGAACGGCACAAACGCCGGGTTAGGCTGAAAGCCCACCACAACGCCCGTGATGCGATTGGTCGCGCCAGCGGTAGCGCGGGTGACGGTCGGGGCAACGCCCGAGTCATCAGCCGAACCAGCGAGAATGACCGGATCACCGATAAACAGCGCCGTCGCATCCGTCGAAGGGACGAAATACGTATTTGCAGCGCCGCTGTAGGGCGACCCATCACGCTCGCGTACAGGCCGCAGCCCATACGGAGAGTTAGGATTAGCCATAGGAAAAGACTCCTTTAGGGCTTGAAGCCCCTGATGGTGTTATCGGAAGGGGCGTAGATGCCCGCAGAAGATGGAGCCGCAGCCCCCGAACCTTCACCCTTCAGCGCGGCCTTCTCAGTTTGATTGAGACGGTCCAGCTTGGCTTTCCGGTCCTCTACCGCGAACTCCTTGGGTTTCCGAAGGAGTCTAGCGACTATGGGAACGCCTGTAGCACTTGTGCCTACAGTCCGTCCCTCGACCCCTTCAACCACATCATAGTAGTTCCTCTGGGTCAGTTGTTCGATTCGGCCACCTTCATCGTTGACCCATCGAAGCTCGCAATCAGCGTTATCACGGATTACTTCGTCGGGCAAGCCAAGGCGCATGACCGTCATGGTGTCAAGCGTTCCGTTATTACGCTCACGCCTTTCGCGCATCTCTTGAAGACGACGCGGCGAGATACCGGACGACTTGGCTTCCGGCTTTGGTTCAGCAACCGGCTCAATCGCTTTCGGTTCATCACGCGCAATAGCGGGGCTAACCCGGACAGGTGCTTCGGTCATCTTGGGCTTTCTGTTGTAAGGACGGGCCATCAGCGCATCTCCGCATCATACATGGCAAGGTATTCTTGAACGCTATCGGCCCGCTTGCGCTCAACGGCTTGGCGGGCAGCATTCAGAACAGCCGGGGGATAGGTTTTCTTCGGCGGGGGAGCGCCACGCTGGCCACCCTCGACAGACGGGGCGTTGCGTTGCACCGGCTTGGCATCAAACAGCTCAGGGAACCGCTTTCTGACCTTCTCAGCGGCATAGGCCAACTGTGCGTCCGGGTCTTTGCCTTCCGACGCGGCAACGCCAGCCATCGCAGTCGCGTAAGCGGTCGCTTCCTTGTCGTCACCGAACCACGGATTGTCCGCCTTGAACTTGGCCTTGTAGTCCTGTTGGACAGGCTGGCGTTCAAGAGCATCAATCTCCGCAGAGACACGGCGGGCCTCGGTCGGATCGTTCGCATCCACCGCTTGAGCGAACTTGCGCTCTAGGGCCACACGCTGCTTATCCAACTCGCGCTGAAGGATTTTCTCGTTGGTCTTCGACAGACCCTTGATCGTGTCCTTCACCTCGCCAAGCTCGCGCTTTAGCGTCCGGTTAGCATCGACCGTATGCTTGACGAACTCCCCGGCATCACGCCAGCCGGAGTCGTCGCCTTTCCAGTCCTCTTTGGGACGCCAGCCCATCTCCCTCGCAAGGGCTTCCAGATCGGGCGGGGACGCCGTCTCACGGGCTGGAGCGTCATTCGGGGTGTCAGGGGCCGCTACATCAGGAGCGGGGGCCTCTTGAGCCTCTGGAGCCATTTGAACGTCGGTCATTCGATCACCGCTGCAATAGCCTTGTCTTTCACAAGGCGGAATTCATCCTCGCCATCCTTCACAAGGATGCCGTCGTATCGGGCAAACAATACCCGGTCACCGATTTCAGGTTTCCCACCTTCCGGCCACTCCGCATAGTCGAAGGCCGCAGGGGACATAGAGACGATGACGCCGCGTTGTTGCGCGTGTTTGTCACTCTCTACTGTTGCATCCGTAAGGATGATGCCGCTTTTTGTCCGTTCCTCAATAGGGTCGGGCCTTACCAGCACGTTGTATTCAATCGGTCGAATCATGCATCTTCCTCACATCTTCGAGGGCTATTTCAGACAGTGCGCGGTATGCGTCTGCCCGTGTTCTAAGCGTCGTCAGCAACAGCGGGTCACTCTCACCCGCTTCCCACGACGCCGCTACCCAACCGTCAAGCTGGGCCGAAGCCGCCTTGTTCAGCGCCGCCAAAACCCATTCCGTCACCGGGTGGTTGCGCCACTGTTCCCAGTCCTCCAGTTCCATTCATCACTCCTCGCTCTGCCACTAGGGAGAGTTTATCCATCGCATCAGCGCGATTCTTTGCCGCCGTGGCCTCGTTCAGGCCGGCCTTGCTTTCCTTCTCCCGAATGTCCGCAATCATCAGCGGGTTAGGTGGGGGAGGGCCTTCAGGCTTAGGCGGAAACAGTTTCTCAACATCAGGAATGCCCGCAGCCTCAAAGATGCGCTTGAGGATTTCCTCGTCGTTCAGCCCTTTGCCGAGGAACCCTTGCAGAAACCCGGCCTTGGCCATCCGCTGCATATTCGTCACCGAGGCAGGGTCAGCGACCGGCTGGATGTCCAGATCAGCCTCATTAAAGTCTGCCGCCAGCGTCGCGCCGGGGATATCCAGAACCCGTGCATACTCGTCCGGGTCGCCGTATCTCGACACGCAATCATACAGCAGTTGGAACTCTTGCTTCGCCGCCCGGTAGATACGTTTGTAGATCGCCGTGAACGTCTGAAGCCCTTGCTCGATCAGGGCCAAGGTCGCCGTGGCCGTCTGTGACTTGCCAGCCTCGCCCGTCAGCACGTCCTTAACCGCCGAAATATCCTTCGCCGCGTCCATGAGCATACCAAGAAGCTCAAACAGGACAGGGCTAGGCGAGGGCATGGGCCGCTCATAGATCGCCTTGGCAATGTCCCCGCCCGGCGCGTTCACCACCTTGTATTCAGACGGGCTAAACCGCAGCACGTTCGTCTGACCCGACCCCTGAAGCCTCAGACCCGCCGCAAGGAACCCGCCGCCCGCAACCTGTGCATGGCCAGCGTCCAGAAGCTGATTAATGATCGTATTAACCACCGCATTGATCGGGGCCAGCAGATGCCCGAAGCCAATGTCATAGAACCCCCCCTTTGGATCAGGCAGGAAGCTATACTTGACGAACGGGCACCACCGCTCAATCCGAATGACCGTCTGGCCATCCTCCGCAATCTCCAGATCAAGTTCGTCGTAAGCCGCCTCGATCCGCATGACCTCCGACGATTCAACGTCAACCGTGATGACGTAAGGCTCCTCAACCCCGTCACCATCCAGATCATGCACGCGGTGCTGCTCAATGAAAACACGCGGCGTTTGGTCGTCCTCGTTCCCGTCCAGCAAAAGCGGCACGTCACGATACATCCCCGACCGCTGGCGTTCTGTCACCTGATAGGGGAAGACCTCGAAGTCCTGCGTAATCCGGGGCGCTTCTTTCAGCGACCTAGCGTCGCTCGGCACCGTCAGGTGCAAGGCATTCACGAACTCGCTGCACGGACGGCGCTTGTGCGGGTCGTAATAGACCTTGCGGAACCCACATCCGCTGATCGGCAACTGGTTAAGCAGAACGTCCGTATCGCCTTCCCAATCGGCAATGCGGTAGAACAACTGATAGTTCAGGTAATCCTTGACCCGGTCAGCCCGAGCCTGCTTCTGACCCGATTCATCCCGACCCAGAACCGCCACGCTCACCGCATCACCCGGCTTCACAATGGCCGGATAAGCCCTCGCCGCGAACTGTTGCGCCGCCACCGTCACCAGCGGGTATTGAACGTTCGCTGACCTGTCGAAGGGATAGGTCTTATCATCCGGCGTATCTTGAGCAGCAGCAGCCAAGGCCGCTTCCGTCTGTGTCTTCCATTGATTCCGCGCGCCGTCGTCCATGCGCCAGTCTTCGACGCATTGCGAGCCAAGCGTGGCCAAGGCCGTCTCGCCCAAATACCGGATGATGATGTCCGACACGTCGCCAGTGGACGCAGCGAGCAACAGAACAAGCGGGCGCTCATCCTCCATGCCACCGGCATCGTCCAGATCGACACCTTCCGGCATCCCTTCGACCTGTTCCGTCTCCGGCGTTTCGTATTCGCCGCCGTAGTCTTCGACCATGCTCATCTAGTATCCCGTCACGCTGGATTGACCGCGCGGCGCATGGCCACGGTCGTCTTCTTCAAAGTCATACCCTACCGGCACGGCAAATGTAAGCGCAGCAGCATCGCCCAAGTCAGGGCTAAATCCAAGCCGCTCCCTAATCTTGTCCTTCGACTCCAACGTAAGCTCATTGTTCGAGCTATGCCGTGTCGCGCCAGAACCCCACACCGCCGAAGTCTCATCAGCATGGAACACATCGTCATCCGGCACTTGAACCCCTGCCGGGTCCATATACCAATCCCGCTTGATGTCCCACATCTCAGCCCGGCGGTTGGCGTAAAGCTCATCACCTGTCGGACCAATACCCAACGGACTGGACCCAAAGTTCACCGCGTTCACCCGATGGCTTAGCCCCATCTCCGCAAGCCTGTCGTAAACCCCCGCACCCAGACCGCCTACGTCGATGTTCATAATCGCGCGAGGGTATTTCTTGAGCAGCGCAAACGCTTTGCCAGCGACCACCATCAAATCACGGTCATCCCACCGCTCGCAGACCAGCGAACCCATAACCCGGCCCACACGATCCACCACGCCTGTTTTATCGCCCCCGCCCCTCGCAGGGTCCAAGCCGATCACCATAGCCCCAATGGGCGGTATCTTGTTCTTACGCGCCACGGCCACGGCAGGGGATGGGATGAAGCTATTACCCGCCGTCTGGAATGCCTCATCAGCACTGGCAGGGAACTCTTGCATGAACTTCCAGCACGGCTTGTCATCCGGCTCGCCAAGGGCCGACGCCATGTCGCGGTTCTTGCAGAAAGCCCAATAAAGCTGGGCTCGGGTCAGCGAGTTATTGTGCTGATAAAGCTCCCACTCACCGGGCGGTGTCCACCCCTCGGGAACCTCGCGCTCATAGTCCTCGCCCCAGTACCACGGGATGAAGATAGCCTCCTCGTCACCATCGCCCCGTTGCGCCGCCGCATAGCGCCGCTGGAACACGTTGCCGATCCCGTTTGCCGTGCTTTCCAACAGGCGCTCAGTCCCCGCCACATCGGCAATCGCTTGGAACGCACCGTCGATATGCGTCTCAGCGTTAGGCCAGAAGGCGACCTCCGAGCCGTGAAAAAGCTGAAGGGTCGATGATCGGCCTACGCCCTTGGTCCCTGCCGTGCCGACTGAATACGAACAGTCATTATCCGCAAAGGCCAGTTCCTTCGCGTTCGCGGCTTTCGTCCGGGGCTTCACGAACACAGGCGCGCCGTCATGGAACCGCTGGGCCATCGCGAACATATTGTCAGTTGCGGCTTGCTCATGCGTCAGGATGAACGCCTTGAGGCCCTGACCACCCCACAGACGCCAATAGAAACGGCCTTGGATATAGGTTGAGGCCCCTAGCTGGCGACCCTTGAGGACGATAGCCCGGACCTTGCCGCCCTTGCGTCTCTGGTCCTCTAGCCGCTCATGGAGAAACCGCTGCGCCCGGTTGAGGACGAACGGCTTGACCTCACCAGTCTTTGTGCGGATGCGAAGGACGTTCCGGGCAAAGAACTCAAAGTCATCGCGGAGCCGCTGAACCTTGGCTTGCTCCTCGGGGCTTAGTTTGCCGTCGAAAGCCATTCATGCACCGTAACGGAACCAGAATGCTCAACGTCGATCTTGTCGCCGTATTTCTTCGGCAGGAGCTTTGCAGCAACCCACTTACGAGCATCGACGCGGAGGCGGTCACGGGCAGTCAAGGCGACCTTTTCCTCACCGCCAAGGCTAGAGCCATCGGCAATCGTTACGATGTCGTCAGCGTGTGTCTCGGCCTGAATTTCTCTGGCCCTCACGTACTGCTCTTTAAACTCATCCTTTTCAGCGACCCAACGCAGTACGGTTCCGACCGCTGGCATTGCGTCGTCACGGCAAACGGAACGCAGCGACTCACCATCCGCGAGCCTTGTGCAAATCTCATCAGCCAGAGCGGGTGTAAAATCAGATGGGCGACCACCAGCCATCAGACACCTAGCGCATGAAACAGGCGGTCAACGGTGTCGCGGTTTTTGGTTCGGAGGTTCATCCCGCCTTCAGTGTCGTGAAACACTCTGACGGTTCCGGTTGAGCCGGAAAGGATGACGAAGCCGCGAGGGCTTACATAGGCGATGGAATCTTCCGCTGGACGGCGAAAGGTCGAAACGTCTCGGGCTATTGCTGGCGTGTAATCGCTAGGGCGTCCGCCGGGCATTAAGCCACCTCTGTCCGTCTATTCCGTTTGGTTGCTTAACCTAGGCCGCAGCGTTCGATGTAAGCTGTAGGGAATATGGACTAGGTGGGGGGATTAGGCAAGCGGGTTAGGCGGCTTGCAGAACCGTAATGGTCGCGCCTTTCCAGTAAGCCTTCTCGATGCGAATGAGGCCCTTGGCAGCCAGCCCGCGAAGCGTGGGCGATTTGTAATAGCCGCAAGCCTTGGCGCGGAAGTCCGGGTTGACGTTGTGAATGTATTGGCTGGTGAAGACGCTGATCGTTTGGCCTT